GATGATGATGGAGAAACATTAATTACTGAAGCTGAAATGGGAACAAGAGAAGTGCCTTCTTATCAAAGTATTGACCAAAGCAAACTTGTACCTCTTTTAACTAAAGCTATACAAGAACAACAAGAGCTTATAAATAATTTAACTTCAAGAATAGAAGAGCTAGAAAATTAGTATATAATTTAATTTTAATAAACTTATAGGAGAGACTAATGAGTAACGAAGAAAATAAGATGGAAAACCAAGAACCAGTAATCATTACATTTAATGGCACTGAATACAGAGCTGCTGATTTAAATGAAGACCAAATGGCTATAGCTGCAAAGCTAAATGTAGCTGGTAAGAAATTAGCTAGACTTCAAGAAGCCTATGATGACTATGTAATCACAAATGAATATAAAAACATTTGTATTGAGTCATTTGATAGAGCTATCAATGTTGAAGATGTGGCTGAGGTAGTAGAGGAAGAATAATGCCTGCTCGTAAGACTGCTAATGATGTACATTCAGACTTGAGAGTTCATGAGAAAATGTGCGAAGAACGCTGGAAGACTATTTATAGAAAAACTGATGACTTACAAGCATCAGTTAATAGTATGAAAGGTTGGCTGTTAGCAGGTCTTACAACAATACTAATTAGTATGTTTACTTTAGTCCTCAGAGGTTTAATTTAATTTTAATTAATATATGATAGACAAACTTATTGAACCAGTCAGTGACATTTTAGATAAATTTGTTGTTGATAAAGACTTAAAAACAAAACTATCTCATGAACTACAAAAAGAACTTATATCTTTGGATAAAGCACAAATTGCTCTTAATTCTGAAGAAGCCAAAAACAGGAACTGGTTTGTATCAGGAGCAAGACCATCTATCCTATGGATTTGTTCATTTAGCTTGGCTGTACATTATTGTATATTGCCTATTGCAACTTGGTTAGCTGTTGCCAATGGAGTTGATTTAAAACTTGAAGCTCTTGAGTTTGATTTTTCACAACTTACTACAATCCTTCTGTCCCTTCTTGGGATGTCATCACTTAGAACCTTTGAGAAAACAAAAGGCGTACACACAAAATAATATGGATAAAATAAAAGAAATGTTGGTCAAGCATGAAGGGTTGGTTTGTCATGTTTATGATGATAGTCTTGGATATAAAACAATAGGCGTAGGTCGTTGTTTAGATAAGAATGGCATATCAGAAGATGAAGCTATGTATCTACTTGATAATGATATTAAAAGAGTCATAGAGAGCTTAGACAAGCACTGGCATGTTTGGAGAAGTTTCCCTGAACTTGCACAAATGGTTTGTGTTGATTGCACCTTTCAAATGGGCATAACAGGATGGATGGCTTTTAGGCATACAAGAGCACTTATGGAAATGGAGTGTTGGATAGAAGCATCAGAGGAAATACTTAGAAGTAAATATGCAACACAAACACCTAATAGAGCAGCTTATAATTCAAGACAGTTAGCCTTATGTCAAAATGCCAAGAAAGACATCAGACCAACATCAGGCTAATTCAAGACTAGGTGCTTTGGGTGAATCCTTAGTACAAACATTCCTTTTGGAATATGCAGACTTCTGCTTTCCAACCCAAGAAAAACATCCAGCAGATTTAATCGTAGAATTTGGTAACGCTATATATACAGTGCAAGTTAAAAGTAGAAGAGCTACCAAAGAAAAGAAGTTTGTCTTTGCTGCTGAGAACTCAAGAGCAATGTCTGATACTTACAAGAACTATACTTGCGATATTCTAGCCTTTGTATTCTTCTTTGATGGTCAAAAGAGAATCATGTTTAAATCCAATACATCCTCACAAAACTATTTCACCTTTGATAAAAAGATTATCACTGACACTATGGAATTAGATTCACTTCAAGAATCTCTTGATACCCTAAGTGCAGTTCCTGTTCTAAATCCTATAATTTAGCACCTTAAAATAAATTAATATTTTTTTACACATTTATATATATTTATGTATAATGAGTGTATGTTAAATAAAATTAAGGAGTTAAATAACATGACAAACGAAATTAAATATTACAAAGCAGAAGCTAATAGTGTTGTTGCTGTTAGACAAAGCAAAAGAGACTACAACATAGCTATGGCTATCGACTGGGCGAATGGCAGAACATTCATTGAATCATTTAATAGTAAATTAAAAACCAAAGGTGCTGTTTTAAGATATTGGTGTCATGCTAGAAATAATTGTGCTGAACAAATGGAAAAATTTAACACTGCTAAAGTTTATCCAGTACCAGTAACATTAATATCTAAAGAAGAATATAAAGAAATCAAAGCAAAACAAAGAGCTGAAGAAGCAGCTTATTATGCAGCTAGAGCTGCTCAAAGGAGTGCATAATGACTAGATACACACTAAAAGTAAATGTGCCTAACTTTGGTTGGGCACTGGCAACTAAGACTAGTGACTTGACAGTCATGAGAAAAAAGAAGGCAAGATTAATCAAGCAAGGACATGAAGTTCAATTAACTATGGGGAGTAAGTAATGGATAGTATTGTAGATAAGATTTTGAACCAAGAAGAAAAAGCACAAGAACTTAGAAAACAAAATGTAATAGTTTTGCATGACTTTAAATTTGATACTAATAAACAAACGATTGCAGAAACATTCAAAACTATTTACAAAAAGGAGAGGAAGTAATGAACCTAATGTGCAATACAGAACATGGTGCAATACAGTGGAAGTGGAAGGATAGTGGCAGTCCTTCTGCTGAATATAAATCATTGAATCATCAATGGTGGATTCCTAAGAAGTCAGACCTTGAGTTAGTTACTAAGGTTGATGCTTCTATCAGGCAAGAAGTCAAAGATGAGATTTGGGAAGATATGCAATCTGATAATGAATATCAGAAGAGCATTTATAAATTGCATAAAGCAAATAAAAGGGAGAGTTGATTTATGAAGCATGAAATTATGATGAGACTGGCACTACTAGGAATGGTGGTGTGCTTATGGTTAATTTACTTATTACAAAAAGGGAGTATGTAATGGATATACATTTACACGAAGTTGGCAAGGTTAGACCTTTAATATTAACTAAAAGACAAATCAGGGGTTACTACAAAGACTACCTGACTGGTGAGAACAAAGTACAAACAGCAAACAGGGAATATACTGTTAGGGATTCATTAACTGAGATTGCTTATTTAATGGGTGAGCAAAGATGATTATAAAAGAACTAAAGAACTTTAAATCAGAAAAGCGTTGGGATGCATTGATTTATAAAGATATACCCAATGAGGAGTATCACGCCAATGTAGGTATTAGTAGTAGTTTCATTAGAAGGTTTGGCGAGTCACAGCTCCATGCATTAGAACATAAGCAAGAGACTACACCAGCTATGACCTTTGGAACTGCTGCTCATTCTATGCTTGTTGAGGGAGAAGATGCTTTTAATAAAGAGATAACAGTCTTAGAAGGTTCTCCATATACAAAGGCATACAAGGAGCAGAAGATAGAATGTGAAGAGAAGGGCATGACTGTAATCAAGGAAGCTGATTTAGAGACTATAAAAGGCATGAGGGACAATATGGTTTATGAGGGTAATGCTTATCTTAATGCTAAGGGCAAGATAGCTGAAGCAAGTTTTTACTGGTATGAAGATGATGTGCTTTGTAAGTGTAGGCCTGATGCTATATGTGACCCTCTGATTACTCGTGATACTGAGAATAGCATTGTGGTCATAGACTATAAGACTACTCAATCATGCGAACCTTATATGTTTGCTAGGTCAGTCAAGAAGTATGGATATGATATGCAGGCAGCTTGGTATAGAAGAGGTATGAGAAAGGCTGGATATGATGTTCAGGAGTTTGTGTTTGTTGCTCAGGAAAAGACTTATCCCTATGCATCTAAAGTTTTTAAGATAACTGACGAGCAAATGGATAGTGGCTGGGCAATCATGGAAACTTATTTAAACGACTATAAGGAATATCAAAAGGGTAAACCTCTGAGTATTTATAATAGTCCTAATGTTGTTGATTTGGTTTTGTGAAGAAGGGCAAATAGATAATGAGAGTATTTAGAGTATGGAGAGTTTATCAATTGCCCTTAACAAGATTATAGGTCATCAAACGCATATAAACACAAAAGAAGTGGTAAAAATCTTAAATTAATATTAATATAAAAAAGGAGAGTTAAATGGACGATAAAACTAAAAAAGCACTTTGGATTCCTGAAGAACTACATAAGGAAATTAAGGTGTTCGCAATTGTAAACAATATGAACATTGAATCAGCCACTCAGCTATTGCTGAAGCTAGGTATGTGTTCTTATAAGTCAGAGAAGTAACATGGGTCAAAATAGCAAAGCAGTAGCTAAGAGAAGAGAAGAGTTAAAGACTGAAAAGTTAGATAAACAAATTGCTTATTACTATTTTCAAAAGGGAGCTGGCAGTCATTACAGAGAAATACAATACCAAAGTGGAAGGGTTGTAAGGACTGATTTCAATGGTTGACTGGATTCTATATATAATTTGTGGCTTTGTTGGGTTGTTAGCAATAGCGACAATAATAACTGTAGTAGCTGCAATTTACATACTTAATAAGCTAGATTAGTGGTAAACAGTAGAAACAAAGGAGCAGCATTTGAGAGAGTTATATGTAACAAACTTAATACTGTCCTTGAATCCAAAGGTATTGATACTAGGGTTAAAAGAAACCTTGACCAGTATCAAACAAAAGGCATGGCTGATATATATTTTGATAAGTTCGCTATCGAATGTAAAAGATATAAAGCCAGTGCTAAGAAATCAATGTATAAGAATGAATGGTGGAAACAAGCAGTTGAGAGTGCTGGTGACAACTTAATTCCTATACTAATTTATAAATATGACAGGAAGCAAATAATGTGTGTGATTCCCTTGTTCTTGGTTACATCAGTTGATACGCCAAACTGGGAATGTACTTACCTCTGCCCACTATCAGAAATATGTGAAAATTTAGATGAAATCTTACAAAAAGCAAATGGACTTAAATAGCTATTTGCTTCAAGAAGACTTTGAGGACTTTTGTAGAAAGTCTTTTGAGAGAATCCAAATTGCTTGTGATGTCTTTGGTATCACAAATGACGAGGATTATTATAGTTTTAAGGAAAGGTGTTACACCCAACTTGAAACTGATTACTTAAACAGTATTGATAAAACAATACATTAATGGAGAAATATATTATGGATATATTAGGTGGAATGAGTAGTTCCAATGAGAGTCAGCAAGTTTATCTTGCTTTCAAAACTTCCCATCAGCAGTTCTTTGCTAATGGTGAAACTCAGGTAGATTTTCAATATCTACAGCTTGACCCTGCAACATTCAAATCAGGATGGGGTAGATATACTAAAGCTGATGGATTTGAATATGCTTGGGATGATAAATTTGGTGTAGTTAATCCTAAACCAGCAGATGATTACAAAAGAGCCTTCAGTGCTTGGGTAATGCCACAGGGAGCACAACATGCTTATCTATGGCAAAGGTTTACTTATGCTGAATCTAGTGCCTTTAACAGCATACTAGGTGGCTTTTGGAATCAAATGGATGCAAGTTCATCTAACTTACCTGTAGTGAAGTATGAAGGCTCTAAGCCAATACAGGTTGGTATGGGTAACTCTTCAGAGCTATCATTTAGCTTTGCTAAGTTTGCACCAAGAGCTGATGGATTTGTAATACCTCAATGGTATATAGACCAAGAAGCACCAGTAGAGGACACATTTAAAAGTCCTAATGATGGTCTTGCAGATAAAGTGCAAGAGATGGTTGATAAGAATGAATTATCAGATGACGATATACCATTCTGATGCAGTCAGTAGATTGGCAAAGAATAGCTCCTGATGTTGCAAAGCAACTTCTTGGAGAACCTAGTAGTACCTCATCTAAGGAATTTAGATGGGGGACTCATGGGTCACTAACTTTAAATTTAGAGTCAGGCACTTGGTATAGTTTTGAGAATGATACTGGTGGTGGCATCATAGATTTAATTAAACACATGAATCAAGATGTGAATACAGTTTTAAAACAATTTGGTTACGACTTAGCATTACATTCTAATGACTCCTTAATCACTGTTGATAGTTCCCCTACTATCAAACAGAAGAGTAATGCTAGGTCTTTCACTAGAGAACAGATGATTGACCTTTACAAGAACGCTATAGTGAAGGTCAAGTACTCTGATAAGTTTATGGTTCTCAGGTTTCCTGAAGGACATTACATCAAGCAGAAATATGCACCTTTTAGCTTAAACCAAGATGGTTCATGGTCTATGAAGCGACCTGAAGGCTTATTACCTATTTATTACACTGACAAAGCTAAGGACAAGCCTATCATTATTAACGAGGGTGAGAAGGCTTTAAGGGGTTGTGAGGCAATATATGATGGAGATTCTTGTACTTGGCATGGTGGAGTTAATAGCTGGGAGAAGGCAGATTGGAGTCCTATCTTTGGTAGAGAGGTTTGGGTGTTTCCTGATAATGATGAAGCAGGATTAAAGTGTGCTGAAGGTATACATAAATATCTAAAGAAGAATGGATGTAGCGTAAGCATTATTAAACCACCAGCAGACTTTAAAGAAAAAGATGATTTATATGATGCTTACGAATCAGGTTATTTTAAAGATTCAAAAGCATTAGAAGATTATGCTGCTGAAAATAAAGTTTATGTGGGTGGCAATGAGTTTGAGTTCTTGTCTTATGATGAGATGGCTGCTAATGATAGACCCCCTGAATGGTTGATAGATAAAATTGCTGAGAAGGAGACTGTTGTAAGTATATATGCTGAACCCAAGACTGGTAAGAGCTTTATAGGTATATCTATGATGCTTTCTATAGCTACTGGAACAGGGTGGTATGGTTATGAAACAGAAGAATCAGGTGTTTTGTATTTTTGTGGAGAGGGTGAGAAATCTATATTTAAGCGTATTTTAGCTTGGGAAGAGCATTTTGAAACACCCTTACAGGGTAAGAAGTTCAGGGTTAGTAATAGACCTGCAAGAATATTAGATGATGAGGATTATGAAGATGTACTTGCAAAAGCACATATTGCTAAAAAAGAATTTGGCAGTTTAGGTCTTATAGTTATAGACACCCTTCAGAGAAACTTTGGTTCAGGAGACGAGAACAGTACTTCTGACATGAATCTATTTATACAAAGAATAGATAGGTTAAAGTTTGAGACTGGTGCTTGTATTATGCTTATCCATCATACAGGTCATGCTGGTAGCAAATCTAATGGCATAAGAAGAGGTAGGGGTTCAAGTGTATTACCTGCTTCTGTTGATTCTGAGTTCTTTATAGAAAGAAAAGACGAAGATAATGCTAATGGAGTTTTAGGTTTAGAAGAAAAGGTTATGTATGTAAAAATGAGTCAAACACTTAATAAAGAAGATATGAATATGCCATCAATAAACTTTAGAATGGACACTGTTAAAAGACTAGGCAAGAATGGTGATAAGAAGTCTGCTGTTTTAGTCAAGGTAGAAGATAATGAAATGCCTATACAAAATACAGATAAAATTATTAGTCCAAAACAGCAAAAAGTGTTGGATGCGTTAAAAGAATTACCTAGATTAGATAATCCAAGCAATCCCCAAGACCAGTTATATATGCCTTCTGATTTAGAAGGAAGGATTATGGATGGAAGGAATCCTATGAAAAAAGAAGCTATAAATGATAGATTAAAAGAATTAGTTAATAAAAAATTAGTTAAACACACACTTCATGTAGGATATCAACACATGGAATATGGTGGATTACAGTCAGACTTTACTAATGAATAGTTTAGGTGTTAGTTTGGGTGTAGCTTGGGTATTTTTGGGTGTAGATGGGTGTAAATCATTAAATATTTTGGGTGGGGTGGGGTGTGTTCCTTTAGGAACACCCAAGCACCCAAATTATGATTGCCCACTTTAGGTATTAAATTATGAAAATATATTTAGATGAAACATTAAAGGATAAAGTAAAAGAATTGAGAATTTGTGAGAATGAGACTTATGTTAAGTGGGGTAATCGAAAACGCATCTTTAAGATGATAGGCGTTCCATTTGAGATTAAGTTTTGTAGAGCAGAGCAAATGTTAAAAGATTCTACTATTAACGATTCTAAACAAAAGCAACTTAAAATGGTTGAAATGATGTTAAGAGCTTATGAGCAATTAAATATCAAATGTGAGGAAAGTGGTTACATACAAATACAACCCAATGCCAAGTGTTTTAATTTTGATAATAAAACAGCACTGGTTTGTGATACTGATTCTGATAAACCTATACTGGAGAAAATACACAAAGATGAGAAGGACATAATGATATTTAGTATTGAAGAATTATTTAGATGCATCCCCAGTGATTTTATGAGAGCTAAAGAACTACTAAGCAAATTAGATAAATCAGTAAACATCAAGAGAGTTGATTATGGGAAAAATTGATAAAGTTCATATAAAAAGATATGAAAAAAACATAAAGCGTATTGAGTCTGAGATTGAATCCCTTGCCCTCTACATTGATAAAAAGAAAACAGAACTAAAAGTGTGGGAAAATGCAAAAAATAAAAAATAAAGATATTACAGTTTGGTTTAGTTGTGGAGCTGCAAGTGCTGTAGCAGCAAAGAAAACCATTGATTTATATGGACATACAAACAAGGTAAGAGTAGTCAACAATCCTATTAAGGAAGAACATCAGGATAATCAAAGATTTTTAAAAGATATTGAGCAATGGTTGGGTGTGAAGATTGAGTTTGCAATCAATCCCAAATTTCCTGACTACTCATGTGAGACTGTTTGGAAGGAAAGAAAATATATGGCTGGTAATTTTGGAGCACCATGCACCACACACTTAAAGAAGCATGCAAGACAGGTTTGGGAGATTAATAATCCAACTGATTATATTGTTCTTGGTTTTACTGCTGATGAGGAAAAAAGAGCTACAAGGTTTAGAGACAATCAAAAGGATAACTTATTAACTGTATTGATTGATGAGAATATAACTAAGCAGGGTTGTTTTGATATTTTGTTAGAAGCTGGAATCAAACTACCTGAGATATATTCTTTTGGCTATCCCAACGCTAACTGTATTGGTTGTGTTAAGGCTAGTTCACCTACTTATTGGAACTTAGTAAGAGAAACATTCCCTGATGTATTTGAAGAACGCATGAAGCTATCAGATGAATTGGGTGCTAACTTGGTTAGATATAAAGGCAAAAGAATACCTCTTAGAGAACTGCCAGTAGATGCTAAAGGTAGAGATTTAAAATCTTACAACTTTGAATGTGGTATTTTTTGTATTAAGGATAATGACTATGTCTAAGTGGCATGGTGGCAAAGGCTCTAAGCGTAGAAAAGAAGATAAGAAAAAGATTGATGCCAATTGGGATTTAATATTTAACAAAAAGAAAAAGGAAAAGAAGAAGAAGTGAATAAATTTTATAATGAAGACCTGCCTTATGGAGAAGCTGGTGAAAGATTTGTTCTTAACATTATTAACAAGAAGCATCCAATGGCGTACAAGATGGAAGGCAACTTTAAAGAATATGACATTATGATTCCTGAAACACACAAAACAGTTGAGGTTAAAAGAGATAAGCACACCGACAGAACTAATAATGCTTTTATAGAAACTTACTGTAATCATGTTGAGTCAGGCATTAATGCAACTACAGCAGACTATTGGGCATATCTTACCAAGACCATGCTCTACTGGATTAAGTCAGATGCTATGAAGAAGTGCATAAAAGACAACAACATATTAGAAGGAAAGAACTATAGGATTGATGGAAAGATAATTGATGCTTACTTGATTCCTATAGATATATTTAAAAACTATTGTATGCGAATAGATACATTAACTGAGGAGCAACTATGCCAATTAAACTAAGACCTAGTGCTGTTGTTAAAGATAGAGCAACAGGTAAGACAAAAACAGAACACTACTATCTAAAGAGTATGACAGCTAAGGAACTAAATGATTATATTAAATCATCTAGCTCTAAGAAAAAGGTCATACAAAAATGTAAGAATGAACTAATCAGGAGAGGTAAATGAGTGACCCAGTAAACCATCCACCACATTACAACAATGGTGGTATTGAATGTATTGACTACATCAAACAACAATTAGGGAGCAACTTCCCTGCATATCTTGAGGGCAATGCTATCAAGTATCTACATAGGCATAAGTACAAAGATGCTAACATTCAGGACTTAGAGAAGAGTATTTGGTATATTAATAAATTAAAAGAACATTACGAGAACCTATGAAGATAGATAAACAAAAGCTAAAAGAAAAGATAGAGCAAGGTAAGTCATCACATGATATCGCTATGAGTTATGATGTTCACCCATCAACCATAAGAAGAAAAGCTAAAGAGCTTGGACTTAAGTTTGAAACACAATCATGCTGGAGAAGGAAATGAGAGTATCAATTAAAGACAATATCAAAGATGTAACTAAGTGGACTACTGGAGTGCAGAAGAAACAAGTGCCATTCGCTACTGCTATGGCTATCAACAAAACACTAGGCATAGGCAAAGGTAATCGCATGAAAGGTTTAGATAGAGAGATGCAGAAGCAAATGATTAAGAAACTAGATAGACCAATGGCAAGAACAACTAAAGCCTTTTATAGAATCAGTGCAAGGAAAACAAATCTTACTGGCACATTAGGTTTTACTGAATGGGCAAACAAGTTCATGCAATACTTAGTGCATGGTGGTGTTAGGTCAGGTGAGTCATCTAAGGTTGGTGTACCTTACATACCTAATGCCAAGTTAAATAAGTTTGGTAATATTGCAGGCAGGAAGAGTGGTCTAATAAAAAAACAAACTCAATTCATTGGTAACATCAAAGGTATTGATGGTGTGTGGGAAAGACAGAAGGACAGGTCAGCTAAGCTGATGGTTGCCTTTAAGAACAGCGTAACCTATCAGGCTATGTTTCCCTTCTACAAGATAGCTGAGAAATATAGTAAGGCTAAGTTTGACAAGAACTTTGCTGAAGAATTTACTAAAGCACTCAAGAGTGCCAAATGATAGGTTCTTCTACAACAACCTATGTGC